CAGCTTATCTAATGCCATCCTTTAGCCTTCCAATGATCGAGTGCTATGCATGGCTCACCATACCTATGCGCAATATAGTCTAAGCCCCATTGTATCTGGGTATAACCATCTTGGTCTTTAAGCCATTCACTTCTACCTTGTGGTATTCCATAGTGAGATCCATTAGCTGCTTCTGGATTCCAAGCACTCTCTTTACCATAGAGTACTGCTAAGCATTTATATTGCTTTAAGTTATAACCTAATTGATGATAAGCAAATTCTTTATATGTTACATATTGCATTGGTTTAGATCCACCTGCATCAGGCATGATGCATAGAGCTATCCCAATAGCTACTAGCACCCCGCGAGCTACGCCCCTCAGGGGCTCGCGGTGAGCCTTTGAGAGGCTCTGCGCCGTTAGCGTACCATCGCTGTCAAATCTATTACTAAAAGTCCTGCTCAGAACGGTGTTTCGTTTCATGATTACCCCCTGTGGATAACTTCTGTGGATAACTTAAAGATACTTAACCCATCTTTGTTTAGGGTTAGTAGGCTGATCTCTCCTATTAACAATGCCATCTTTTCTGCTCCATTGTCCACCAGCTGTAAGAGCTTCAAGCTCCCAGCCAGTTGCTTTGAGACTAACACCAAGCTCTGTGTCTAAGATGTAGGTTTGTATCTTGCAATAGCCCATAGCTTTAGCAACACGCGCACAAGCCCCATAGAGCATAGAACAGCCGTTGGCTATGCCATTGGTTGCTAAGCGTGTTACCTCAGCCGTTAAACCATCGTCAGAGTGTCTAGATACTGGTCTGCCAACTACTGCCACACCAACAATCTCAGCATCATGCATTAAGCCAATCGACCACTTGTGTCCTTGTGTTGGCTTGTGATGTCTATGATGTAAAGCTATAAAGTCGTTAGCTCTTTTGAGAGTTATTGGATGGATGTGCATTTAGTCCTTGCCCCAGCCTGTTCCCTTAAACACTGCTGGAGTAGCTGCTATAACCTTGACCATAGGCTCATTGCAATATGTGCATGGAATCATTGGTCTATCGTGCCATCCATGGGTGATCTCATTCGTGAGATTACATTTAACACATCTATAGTCGTAGGCTGGCAAGTTAAGCACTTCCTTATCATGTATGACCCACAAGCTTCACAGCGGTCAATGTCTGCTTCTGTGGGTTCTTTGTCTATGTGACCGTACTTTAATATAAGTAGTGGCAAGAGATCCTCTAGACGGATGATGGCGGCATACTCACGCGCATCTTCACCTTGTCCGTTGAGTCTAATAACTCCGAAGCCTAATTCCCCCGAAATGGCTGTCCGAGCTTTTAATTGTTTAATGTATGCAAGAGGTTGAAATCCAGCGCGGGCTTTGACTTCAACATCGAACGGTACATTGACAATATCCTTGCCACTACCCCTTCCCACACACGCGCCTTGCCAGACAGTCGATAGGTACTGTGCGACAACACGCTCTGTGCGGAAACCTCTGTGCTTCCTTGCTTGACTAGCCATTGACTGCTTTGCATTTAGCACATTGCCATGTGACTATGCCATTAACAGAATCAGATGAAATGTCCTCTAAGTCTCTAATCGCAACTGGTTCATTGCAGAGCTGACATGGCACAAAGGCTGACATTAAATCGACCCATTCACCATTTATCTTAATACCGATATTGCCCATTAAACTCTCGCCTTCTGTGGTTGCCATTTACCATCTGATCCTAAGTTGTACCAATTCGTAGGGCATTTGGCTTCGCCTGTGCGCGGTGCATGACTGCAAAAATATCCGCCCCATGCTCGGCCATTCTTCTCGCCCTCTTTCCAAATTTGGCTACCGTGCTCGCAGGAAGGGACTTCCGCAGCTTGCGGTGTGCCGAGAATGTCCTGCACTAGATCTAGAGCCTTGTCTAATGTGATAGGTGCATCAACTACCTTGTTGTATTCATTGACAGGCGTAGTCCAGTAATCCTGATCATCTGCCTTGACCTCTTGCACCGGTGGCTTAACTGGCTTAGCAGCTACGACCTTTGTCATTTCCTCTCGGCTTGGTCTCTTTCCTTTAGGCGCATAACCTGCATTTGCAAGTGCTCTGCCGATTGCCGAAGTCTCGCAATTCTCCAATGCTGAAGTCTGATTAACGCCTCGGCTAGTAACTGTTTCCTCAGCGTACCCTGTTGCCCATGCAACGCTATCTTCAGCATTCTTAAATAAATACGCCTTAACAATGTATCGAGTTGCCTCGACAACTTCCAACTCAGTTGATATGCGGAACGCTGGATAGTCCTTAATGAATTTTTCAAGTCTCACCTCTACTGGCTCGTAATCGGCTAAATTAAACATAAAGATCATTTTCCTCTGTAGCTAGTTGCCCTGCGAGTGCGCCATACGAGCAGAGATCGACCCAGTTGTCGATGTGTTGGGCTGACTGATTAGTCCTTGCAAGTTTAACCAAGACCATGATCCCTGCCACCTGATAGTCGTGAATCGGTGTTTGTAGATATGCTGAGAGCAGCATTGCGGTGTGTTGCAGGTTATCCGCAGGATGACCGTATGATAGCCCACGATCGCGGATTGTGTCTGTGGCTGTGAGTAATATTTCATTGGCTTTCATTCCTGCCCCTTATAGCTGCGACCTCGGTGATAGCCATCGCGTACGCCCTTTTTATAAGCTGTTTTCTGAACATCGATGATGACTATGATAAAACCTATAATCATGCCGATGATGCAGATAAGAAGCAGCTTGTCTGTATTTGCCATTTCCGTACCTAACTGCCCCAATGCCCTTGATTGGTGACAGACTTAGTGTGACAGAAGTGTCCGACTAATCAAGCACATTTGTGTAACGAAATGATAACGATTATCTAGGTCTGCCGTATGACTTTCCAGCAACTATAAATGTGCCGTCCTTCTCAATGTGGATCAGATCGACCTGCACCTTAGTCTTGTTCACATAGATAATGGCGAATGCCTGTTGCCAGTTAGCCACGCCCTTGGTATATGCAGCTTGCTTAAAGTCCATAAGATTGCCTACCTCGACACCATGTAGGACACGCCCTATACGGCCACCAGAGGCCTCTGAGAAGGCCGAACGCCCTGCTCTGTGAGTATGTCCTGAGATGACATTCTTTCCATGCCTACGAGCCGCCTCTAGGGCTGATAAGCCCCCCTGTGGCTTGATTGGTGTGTGGTCTCCATGTACTGCAATCCAGTTAGGTGCAATAGGCATTGGGTTCTTATGAAAGGTGATGCCCAATTCATCGAACTTCATGAACTTCTCAAAGCGCAGCTCTGGCAATGCACCGAACGCAGGGACTTTAGCCATGATGATGTTATACAGGCGATCTGTGTGATTACTACGGATGCAATCTGTTACGCCTAAATCCCATAGTAACTGCACAGCTTCATTACGGTCATCATCTAGGGTCTGGGCATATGAGCCCATGCGACCTTCTTCCCACTTGCTTATCTGGGGTAGGTCAATCTCATCGCCTATGGTAACCACTTGGTCAGGCTTGAATTTAGAGATAAAACTAGCAAGGTTACGGGTTGCAACCCTGTCATGGTACGGAACTTGCAAGTCCGAGACTACGACAATTCGCTTAATCGTCATCCTCATCATCTTCGTAATCGCCCAGCTTCTCTGGTTCGATTGGGTCTGGCAGGATCCAGCGAGGATACGAAGGTACATCTGTAATCATGAATAAAGTGATGCCCTCGGAGAATCCCGCTTTGCGTAAAGACTTGTAATACTCATGCAATCCAATGCAGTAAGCATCGAGCTTTGAGTAGCCTTGCTCCTCTAGGGCTCTTGTCTCTTTTCTTGCCATGATTAAATTATCGCTCTAAGAGTATGTTATAGATCTCATCGACACGCGCATGGAGTCGCTTAATCTCAGCTAGTAAATGAGTAATGACAAAGCCTGACAAGCCACCAAGTGTTACTAATGTGGCGATGTAGAGCTGAAAGAAATCTGTCTGTGTCACTTTTTAGGGCTCGCGTATCCGAATACACCTGAAAGCACGGCCCATAAAATCGCTCTGTAGTCAAGGTCAAAGTTGCTGGATGCCCATGCAGCTAGAAATGCTCCAGCAGCGAGTAGTGCAGGGTTCTTCATGTTCTTCATTATTCTCCACCTAACATAGATACTTGAAAAAAAGCACCATCATTGTCAGCTTCTTTCTTAAAGCTAACATGCATGTGCTTACTGTGTTTGTTAGCCCCTGTGTACTTGCGCCATTTCCAGTTAAGGATTCTGGAGCAGATTCGTCCATCGTAAATGATGTAACTAATACGCTTGTCTGCTTTGGACTTGGATAAGGTACGAAGCTGATCAGCAAGATCTCCCATGATGTCTGGCTTTCCTCTTTGGAATAAATCTTTGTCCACATCAATGGCACGAACCCAGCCCTGCTCATCTGGATTATGATCTGACTTGCGAGCAGCGTGTCGGGTATCACCGATCCAGCCATCCGATGCGCGGTCACGATCTGGGAACGAGTCATCAATCTGCTCTCTTAACTGGACAGCAGCTTTAGAAAGTCTTGGCTTCATGGCAGGGTTGCATCACTTGCTTCATTCAATGGACTAACAAAGACATCTGCTACTTCATCATAAGTATCGCCAATAGCTGCGAACTTGCCTCTAATATTTGCATTGTAAGAAGTCTTTACCCAAGTGCCACCGAGATTATCGATTAGCCATTGATAGCCTTCGTCACCTGCTGGATCGTTATTGTCTCCAACAGTTACGCGAAGCACTTTGTTATCTGTATCTATTTCTGCCCAATGACTCATCCTAGATACCTCACAATAACTAATCCTGAACCACCCGTTCCCGGAACTCCTCCGGGGCCTGTACCGCCACCACCTGAACCTGTGTTGGCTGTTCCACTTACTCCACCACCTACTGAGATAGCACCTGCACCGCCACCACCAGATCCACCTGCTCCTGCAGTTGCAGGGCCAGCGTACATACCACCACCACCGCCACCTGCATAAAATCCGCCTACGCCTGTGTTTGTTGCAGTAGCCCAAGTTGAATAAGTATTTGTGCCTGCTCCGCCTGCACCTGCTTGAGTACTTGATGTTGCATTACCGCCAGCACCACCTGCACCGCCACCGCCGCCAGAAGAATAAGGCGCGGCAAGGAATCCACCATTGCCACCACCATTATTTCCTTGACCTGCAGTTGCAGTACCGCCTACAGATGTAACAGCATCGGTAGATCCACCGCCACCACCTGAACCACCATTACCACCTGATGCCGTGCCTGAGTATTGCGATCCGTAACCGCCACCAGTGCAGCTAGTTAAACCTGTGAATGTAGTGCTTGATCCTTGAGAGCCATTGTCATTTGTTGCTGTACCTCTAGGTGCACCGCCTGCGCCAATAACAACAGTCTTAGCACCGCCTGCAACTGTGAATGATTGCGCTGCAGAATAAAGCAAACCGCCTGCGCCTGATCCACCAGATGATGCACCGCCACCACCAGCAATGCGTAATACATCGCAAGTGATATCAGCAGTAGGTGTAAATGTTCCATTGCTTGTAAAAGTATGGTAATAGTAACCACCTGAAAAGGTAATCGTTCCACCTGTTGCTTTTGCTGGTGGAACAGGTGTACCTAATTGAGCAGCAATTACATTAGAAATCATTACGAAACTGCTCCAACAATGTACCAAGCATCTGTGCCTGTCTTGATGCAAGCTGCTGATTTGTACTGTGCCACTGTAGGTGATGCTGCTGTTGCTCCAGCAGATAGCACTGTAGTAGTACCAGAAGTAACTGCTGAGATAGTGCAGAGACCTGCACCAATGTTTAACACTGTGATTACTGTGCCTACTGGGAACGCTACAGAAGCATTAGTAGGGATCTTAAAAGCATTAGCCGAAGCATTGCTCATGGTGACTAGCACCTGATACTGGTCTGTGCTTGTAGCTGTGTAAGTAGTGCCAGTCTGAGCATTGAGTGTAAACGCAACAAGCCCATTAACACCTGCTGCCGAGAGAACATCTCCTGTGCTCCATGGAAATCCTGTTGCCATTTGTTACTCCTTAGTAAGATAGAACGCTAGTGCCTAGAATACCAAACAAAGTCGATCCGACTATGAATCCGTCAATAATCGGCTCTGCTGTGCCGAACTTGACTTTCCATGAGTCTGGTCTGATTTGATGGGTAATGTTAAAGACCTGCACAGTCTTGGTCAAGGTAGTCGAGTTAGGCTGTGCAGTAGTGATTGTGATTGGGTCGAAATAATCAAGGTCAAGCCCTGCAATAGTGCCTGCCGTGTAATTGTCTTGCTGGAGATCCAGTGTCAGCTCATCGACTCGGATCGCTGTCTCTTTGCGACTGGCAATAAAAGCCTTGGCGTAATCCAGAGCTGCTGCATCTGTCTGCATCAATAAGCCTGATTGGTTATAGCTGTGAGTAAAATACTTTTCAATAGATGGAGTGTCGCTCACG